ATCTACCACCAAAGTTCATCTTTCTCATAACAGCATATCTAGTTCTAAATGAATAAAAAGATTGATGATCTAATAACCATGGGTCTAAAAATTCACATTGTGTGTATAGATCAAGTGGTGATTTAGTAACTGGTGAACCCGTTAGTATTCTTTTATATTGTGCATACTTTCCTAGCGCTACTATATTTTTAGTTCTTTTAGCTGTTGGATTTTTTATAGTTGTAGACTCATCTATGGCCATCATGGTTCTATGTGAATTTAAAAATCTAGCTGCAAAGTCTACACCTTTTTTAGTAGATAGGGACTCAACATTCATAATTAATATATGTAAGTCTGTGCCTGTTTTAAATAAAGTATCTAAGTATTTTTGTTGTTGTTTTGTAATATTGGCCTGCCATAACACCATGTTTTTTTCTATGTGATCTGGTAGGTGTGTTGGTATTTCAGAACTATACCAGTTCTTATATACACCTTTTGGTGCCACAATTAGAACACCATTAATCTTACCATTGTCATAAAGTATGGCCGTATTATCTATTAATACCTTTGATTTACCTGTACCCATCTCCATAAAATAAGCAAAACATTTCTTATCCCATGACATTTCTAATGCCCTAAGCTGATGTGCGTATGGTTTAGTTTTAAATTTATAATTCATAATTTTTCTCCTGTATCGCTTGACATATAATCTATGATCGATTATATGTCAACACATGAAAGAAAGTATAGTATACATAATACAGGAAGTACCAGGTACTAGAGAAGGCAACCCAAGAATAAATATTATGGGTGCAGCTAAGTATGGTCAGTTTAAATTTTTACTACCAGAGTCTTCGCAAATAATTTTTTCTCCAGGTCCATTAGTTTTTAAACTAAGATCGTTGTTAAAAAATTTTAATGAAGATGATTATTTACTTCTTACGGGAGATCCTGCTATAATCGGTGTTGCATGTTCTATAGTTTCTGACATGACCAATGGTAAATATAATTTACTAAAATGGGATAAACAAGAAAGGACTTACTATCCTATATCAATCAATCTTTACGAGAAAGGTAATACAGATGAGTAACTTACAAAAAATGTTTATCGAGGATGCACCTCAACAGGTAAACGACATAACAAATCCTGAAACATTATCTAGCCATGTTCTTGAACTACAAAAGCTAGAGGATGAAATTAAACAGGAAGAAGAAAAACTATCTGCGAAGAAAGCACATGCAGATAAGTTATCACAACAAGTGATACCAGAGATTATGGAATCCATGAACTTAAAGACAATGAAGTTAAAAGATGGATCTGCAATCGAGGTAAAAGAAATTTACAGCGCAACTATACCTCTTGATAAAAGAGATGGCGCATACAACTGGCTTCGAAACAACGACCTAGGTGATTTGATTAAGAACGAGATCACTGTTTCCTTTGGTCGTAACGAAGATAACAAGGCGCGTGAATACGCTAACCTTGCCGAGAGTAATGGGTATCAGCCCCAACAAAAGTTGAAGGTAGAGCCCATGACTCTCAAAGCACTATACAGAGAGCGAGTCGGTAAAAACTTAGACTTACCCTCTGAACATTTCAATCTGTTTAAGGGAAACAAAACAAAAATAACAAGGAGTAAATAAGATGAGTGAAGAAGCAAGAGACGTAGTAAAGAAGGAAGGCGGTCAAGTCGCAACTTTGGACTTTGTAAAAGACTCAGGCATGGGTCTAGAAAACATTGACAAAGAGGACTTAGCATTACCTTTTTTGAAGCTGTTACAATCAGGTTCATACGAGACTAAAAAGAAACATGCAAAGTATGTGGAAGGCGCAGAGCCTGGTATGTTCTATAATACAGTTACAAAGAAACTGTATGATGGTGAAAAAGGTATAGAGGTTATACCTGTTTACTATAAGATGACATACCCTGAATGGGCACCTTTTGAAAAAGCAGAAGGCAGACCTGTGCATAATGATCGAGGGCCTGAGATCATGTCTCAAACAACACAGAATGATAGAAACAAGGACATGTTAGCTAATGGTAATGAGATTATCAAAACAGCTAACCACTTTGTTATCATTCTAGGTAATAAGCCTGAGAAGGCTTTGATGACCATGAAGACTACTCAATTAAAAACGAGTAGACAATGGAACTCACTAATAGAGAACGAGTTTGAAAGTGATCCTAGTAGTGGAAAGTCGGTGCCTGCACCAAGATTTTCTAGGATCTATAAATTAAACTCAGTAGAAAACTCTGGTAGTTTTTCTTGGCATGGTTACAGCGTAAGTCTGTTAAGAAAGGTAGATAATGCTAGCCTCTATCAAATGGCTAAAGAATTCTATGGTTCTTTAAAAAGAGGTCAACAAAAAGCTGAAGCCTCAACAGAGGACGCTAACTACTAATTCTTTCTTGAAAGAAAGATAGGGGTGGTAAAGGGAGACTGGAGCCACCCCACCCAGGGATCTTTATGGTTGATGATTTTATAGAATTGTTCACGGGATACCAAGGTGATTTTGGTATAGCGGACATGTCTTCAGCTCAGTTAGATACAGAAAAAAATAAACTTAAACCGAACTACGAATGGGCAGGACGACCCATAACACAAGGTGATTACAAAGATCACATACAAGGAAAGATATCCATAGGTATACAACCATGCAGATTAGATAAAACAACTACGTTTGGCTGCATAGATATTGATCCTAAAAACTATTCTAAATTTAAAATAGAAAACTACTTAGCACTATTCCAACAATACAAACTACCTTTGATACCTTTGCTATCAAAGAGTGGTGGTTTGCATTGTTATTTATTTTTAAAAGAACCAATACCAGCAATAGATTTAATATCGGCATTGAAATCTTTTCTACTGCCTCTTGGACTAGATCCCACGACAGAGGTTTTTCCTAAACAGAAAGAACTAAAGGAAGATGATAAAGGCGACATAAAACCAGGTAACTTTATAAACCTACCATACTACAACAACGGACATACGCACCGATACGCTGTAGATAAAGACAATAACAAGTTAGACCTACCAAAATTTGTAGAGTTTGCAAATCAAAACAAAATAGGCAAAGACGATTTAGAAAAATTAGTAACAGAGACATACAAGAATATATTAGTTGGAACTAGCGAAGAGTTTGAAGATGGTCCACCATGTCTAGCACTATGTTCAAAGAGAAAGTTAGACGATGGTAGAGATAGGTTCATGTATAATTACATGGTCTTTGCTAAAAAGAAATATAAAGATAAATGGCCAGATCATGTTGCAAAAGCAAACTATAATTATTTAGAAGACCCATGGGATAAAGCTAAGTTAGATACCAAGCTAACTGCATGGAAGAAAGATACAGCAGGTCATACATGCTATGAAGATCCAATACAAAGTAAATGTATGCGTAGTCTATGTTACTCTAGGCCATTCGGTGTCAAATCAGATAGCATCACCATGTTTCCTGATATTACAGACTTTGAGATTATCATGTATGCAGAACCTGAGTACAGGTTTAACGTGGCATTACCAGATGGTACAAAGGCTGGAGTGATAGCAGGTAACAGGCGACTTATAACAAAGCAGACAGAACTATTAGATTTGATATGGGAGCAAACTGGTATTTACCATGAGCCACTAAAAGCAAAAGACTTTAGAGCAAAACTGACAGAGATTAGAAAGAACTCTGTTAAGATATCACCACCTGCAGGCACACAGATAGAAGATAGATTAAGAGAAGAGTTATATCAATACTGTGTTAACGGGCCAAGAGCTAAACAAAGAATACAGATAAATAGTGGGTCATGTCTAACAGAAGAGGGCTATCATTACTTTAGATTTAATTCTTTTATAGATCATCTAGGTGCAAGTTGGAAAATACCAGAGGAGAGAATAGCACAAAAATTAAAAGACAAATGTGGTGTAGAGTTTAATCATTCCCTAAACGTAGATAATAAAACTGTTAAAGTATGCAGATTAGAACAGATGCATATAGATAAAATAGAATACAAACCAGTAGAAAGAAAAGGGGACAACTACTAATGAGATATAAAGTTGTAGGTCCACCGGGCACAGGTAAAACTAGAAGACTATTAAATAATGTACAAAGATATTCTGATATAGGTGTGCCTTTAAATAAAATAGGTTACTTTGCATTCACTCGTAAAGCTGCAGGTGAGGCAAGAGATAGATTCTTAAAAGTAAAAACAGAACTTACAAAGAAAGATATAAGATACTTTCAAACACTACATTCTTTGGCATTTAATACTCTTGGCCTCAAAGAAGAAAACGTCATGCAAGAACTAAACTATAAAGTAATAGGTGAGACTTGTGGCATACAAATAAAGTATGCATCATATGAAACCAATAACTGGAACGGTATCTTTTCATCTGACAGTGAATATTTAAGCATGATAAACCTTGCAAGAGTCAGAGAGATATCTGTCATGGATCAATTAGATAGAAACGAACACCTATCAAGAATAGAACGAGATAAACTAGATGCCATAGAACAAGAGATAAATAGCTATAAGAAAGTATTTGGTCTGATTGATTTTACTGACATGATACAAAAGTTTTTAGATAAAGGTGTTTCACCTAAGTTTGATGTTATCTTTGTAGATGAGGCGCAGGATCTATCTTTAATACAGTGGTCTATGATAAAAAAGATTGAGAAAGATACAGATTGTGATGTATGGGTTGCAGGAGATGATGACCAAGCTATCTTTGGTTGGGCTGGTGCCGATGTAGATTCTTTTATAAACTGGAAGGCTGAGGAAATACCTCTAAAACAATCAGAAAGAGTGCCAACTATTATACAGAAAAAAGCACTAGATGTCATTGATAGAATACAAGAAAATAGGATTGACAAAGAGTATTTTCCAAAAGATGAATTTGGAGAAATTTTTGAAAGATATAAACTATCTGACATAGACATGTCAAAAGGTGATTGGTTAATTTTAACAAGAACTAAATCATTATTAAAACCTGTTATTACTTTTTTAAAAAAGAAAGGTTTCTTTTTTAATACTGCACAAGGTAATAGTATAGGTAAGAGTTTATATGAAGACATACAGAACTGGTCTAAGTTACAAAAAAAGATAGAGCTACCAGAGATACAAGTACAAAGAATTAGAGAAAGAATAGAGGGTTCAATGAACTTATCTTTAAAATGGTATGATGTATTTAACAAACTAACAGACAGTCAAATAACTTACATGAAGTTATTACTATTAAATGGTGAAAATCCTACAGAGGATGCAAGAATAAAAGTGTCAACAATACATGGAGCAAAAGGTGGTGAGGCCACAAACGTAGTATTATTTTTAAATGAAACAGCAAACACAATTAAAGGAGCAAAAAAATCTGCAGCTAAACAAGATGAAGAATACAGAGTTTGGTATGTGGGTATTACACGAACTATGAAAAATTTATATTTAATAAAATCACAAAACAAATCTAAGGAGTTTAAATTATGAGTGCATATGACAAACAAATTTCTGGTGCACACTACATCAGTTTTAAAATACAGCCCTCTAAGTTTATAAATGATAATAAGTTGCTTTTTGCAGAGGGTAACGCTATAAAGTACATATGCAGACACCCGCACAAGGGGAAAAAGGATGACATATTGAAAGCCATACATTATTTAGAAATGATAATTGAAAGAGATTATAAATGA